GTAACAACACCGCAGTTGGTACTGAATGTATGGATGCTAATACAACAGGTTCAGCAAACGTAGCCATGGGTTATAGAGCATTAGATGCTAATACCACAGCTAGTAACAACACAGCAATTGGGCAAAATGCCTTAACAGCAAACACTACAGGTGCTGCTAACACAGCAGTTGGTATAGGAGCTGGTGGTGCAGTTACTACAGGTACGCAAAATGTAATACTTGGAATTTCTGCAGGAGATACTTTAACTACTGGTAACTCTAATATAATAATTGGTAATACAGCTAGAACTTCTGCTAATAATGGTGCTAATCAAATAGCTATTGGAGAAGTTGCAACTTGTGTAGGTAACAATAACTTTACATTCGGTAATCAAGGCACAGATAGTAATATACAATTTGGTGCTACTTCAATTACAGCTCCTTCAGATATTAGATTAAAAGAAGATGTACAAGACGAAGAAGTAGGGTTAGATTTTATAAACGATTTAAGACCTGTTACTTTCCTTTGGAAAAAAGAAAAAGATATACCATCTCATTTTGATACTTATAAAGAAGGTTCTGAAAAAAGAACTATGAACGGTAAACACAATCATGGTTTTATAGCTCAAGAAGTTAAAGCTACTATAGATAGTCATGGTTTAAAAGAAGGCTTTGAGATGTGGCAAGAAAATGAATCTGATGGTAGACAAAGAGTTGCACCAGCAGCACTTATGTCAGTCATGGTTAAAGCAGTCCAAGAACTGTCTACACAAGTAGGCGAATTACAATCAGAGTTAAAAGCTCTAAAAGGAGAATAGAATGGCACAAACAGTAACAGAATGTTTAACAAGTGGAACAGACAGCGTAACGCTTATCAATAGTATTAATACAGACGCTTCAGCAGTAGCACAGTGTGACGGTAAGACACAAGCAGAAATTAATGAAATGGTACAAAGAAATGTAGACCATTTATCTGCAATACTTTTATACGCACCAGTAG